TCACGAAAAACTTCCTTGTTCGAATACCGACCATACAGGTGATGAATGATTTCGTCATCCCCAATGTAGATCGCAAAGTGGTTTGGATTGCTCTCTCCAACCGCGATGCAGAGAACATCAGCCGGACGAAGGTCTTTGAGCCTCCACTCGGTGATCGTCTCGAAGCCGCAATGCTCGGGGAGAATGCGCATGAGGTCGAGCTTATCTGAGGACCAGTCTGAGGGACGGGCATAGTTCGGAATGATGACCCCAAAATTGTCCCGAAAGAAATCGATCGACAGCTTGAAGCAGTCTTGGTTTCCAATCCCGGTGAACGGTTTGTTGAGGAGGTGGTCGTAGATCAGGGTCACAGCAACTGCACCGAAGGAAACGCCGGAGGCAAATAGGTTCGATACGGAAGCTGGAAGCCCAAGCTGTCCGAAAGTGTCGCCAGTTGCATACTAATCTGCGTTCTGGAATACTGCTCAACGCGCTTCACCCGGTATGTCGTCACTTCTCGGATGTTCCGATCGTTGAGAAGATTATCCAGAAGAAGCGTTGACCGAACAATTACCGCATTGTCGAGGTACCCATCGTAGACAAGGGACTTGAACATTGAAAGGTCGACGTTGTTCTGACCGATAACGAGCTTTGGCATTGCTAGCCCGGCATCGGACGTCTTCTTCTCTCCGCTAATTTGCAGCGGCACCCCCGTATAGGGGTTTCCGAGCCATGTTTGATCATTGCCATCCTTGAACCGAAGCGTGCCAGTTCCGCCGGAAGGGGTCAGCTCGAATAGATCGACGCGCCCATCGGCAACGAGTTCATGGCTGTCTTTGATATGATCAAGAGGAATCTCTGACATGTGGTCACCAAAACAAGAGGGCCGCCCTAATGGGGCGGCCCTCAGTGTTAGGTCAAGGGAAAAGGCCCTTACCCACCGACGTAGAGTCGGCCCGACCGTCGCGTGCCAATCTCGGAGAGGCGACCGGTAGCCGCTTCCGAAGTCGACATCAGCAGTGGCTTCATTTCCCACGGCATGGAGCTGTACTGCGTCTCGTTGTACGAGAGCTGGAAGCCCTTCACCATTCGCACCTTCGGCGCGACGTAGGTCATCGGACGGTCGAAGTTCGACAGGGTGCCGGTGATCTTGACGCAGAACAGGTCGTCGGCGTCGATGTCACCGACGGGAACCGGCGAGACGATCCAGACGCGAGCGCCAGCGGCGAAGGACATGCCCGCCGGGATGGCGTAGGCACCAGCGATCGGAATCGCGTAGGGGCCGGTGCCCGTTGCAACCCCAGAGCTAACGGTCGGGAAGACGTAGTCCTGTTCGCCGTTCACGCGCTGGATCAAGATGGTCGATCCGGCCGGGATGTCTGAGGTGCCAGTGATCGCCGAGGCGGTTTCGCCGGGGATGGGGTCCGAGTTGACCGACAGCGAGACGGCGGCAGCGGCAGCAGCCGAGGCCAACACACCACGCTTCACCTGGGTGGCGGTGCTCGAAAGAGCCGTAGCGCGGAGGAAGTTCTGCGCGGTCATTTCATAGACGTTGGCGCTGATCGAACTGGTGATCCCGGTGCGCTTCGCGTCGGCGGTCGACTGGGAAACGCCGTTGAGCAGCTCGGTGATCGAGCTGTCGAGACCAACCACGGCTTCCGAAACCATGCCGATCGAGTTGGCCGAAGGGGTGAGGGCGAAAACATCGTCCGTGAAGGCCTTCCCGATCATGATCGTGGCCGAGGACAGAGAGAATGCAGACTTTTGGACGTCGGCCATGGTAGGCTCCTTTCAGAATCTCAGAAGCCTCTTGCCTTATTCTAAGTTTCGCTCAATAGGGAGGGCTGTCAACCACCGCCCACCAACACGGAATTATCATGCTTGAAACCACACCTTCCGAGACGCACCGCAGTTTCACCGTTCGCGTCCCGATGTCGTTGTATCTTCGCCTCGCTGAAATGGCCCAAGCCGACGGCGTCTTCATCAATCAAAAGGCCAATCAACTGCTGCGGCTCGGCATGGGTCAGCACATCAATCTCGATCAAGCACTTGCTCGTCTCTTCAAGGAAAAGATTGAAGGGGAAACCGCGTGAGTGCTATCCCCACCTTGGAAAACATCCAGAAGCCGTCTCTGACGCTTGAGCTTCCGAGCATCGGCAAGACCATCAAAATGGTTTACGGGTTGGAGATGGACATTCGTCGCCTTCTTCCTGACCCTCAATCGGCAATGCAACTGATCATGAATGATCCCTACACGCAGGACTACATCGTTCGCCGCTGCCTCACTGACAGCAAGAAGATGGTGCTGCAGCAGGATGAACTGGTTTCATTCGAGGACGTTGAAATCAGTTCAGATGACGTCGAGCTGCTTCTTGCGTGGGTGACGGAGCACACCTTGTATTTTTTCGTGAAGCGGGCGACGGGAATGGCCAATCTGGCGGCCAGGTTCGGGATGGTCCAGTCGAAGCCCTCAACGGCTGGTTCCGTGGACTCACCTTCGCCGACGCCGTCTGCTGGGCCTTCGACGTAATCGAAAGTGAGCTGGATGACCTCTTCTGGACTCTCGCACGGCGGGAAATCCAGCAGAAGATCCAGCTAAAGCTGGGAGAGAAGAATGCCACCCTTCTCTCCCAACACAATTCCTTGGTCCTGATTGTCAACGCCGCCTTGGGCGGCAGTTCAAAACAATCTGGAGGCCCCCCATCGAAGATGGACTCGGGCATCAAGGATTTGGGGGTTGGTCATGCCAGCCCTGAGGCAGCTGCCGCTGTGATTAATGCGGCGCTGCTCGGATGATAGAGGTTCCGAGAGTTCCCTTTCGGATTCGTTCTGACACCGCATGGGGCAGCGCACGCTGCAGGAAAAATTCCAGAAATGGCTCCAAGGTCGGCCGGTAGTGATACCGGCCACCGAGCCTATTCGCGAGCTGCTCATCTTTCCTTCGGATCAGACTCATCAGACCAGAGTTGAAACCACCTACGTGCAGCATCGCGTCGGTGATAGAGCCAAGCGCCCGCACGCGGACAGTGGCGAGCTTGACCTTGAACTTAGCTTTCGACCCCATCGTATTGGTGACGCTGCCACCGGGGTTGAGACCCCAGTTAGTCCGATTACGAATAACCTGAACTGAGACTGGCCCAAACAAATCCTCAAAGATGCCGCCACCGGGGTCAAACTCACCGCCGCTGCCTCGACCAACCGAGTCCGTGTTGGCCCCTTGGATGTATTCGCCCTTGAACTTGCTATCGAGATAGCCGTCGAAGAGAAACCACCGAGTGTGCTTGATGATGCCCTTCTTATATTTCAGGTACTTTGCGCTTCGAGGGATCCAATCCTGGCCGTAAGCCGCTGCTAGGGATTGCTCAGGACGATCCGGCCCTTTCGCCACGGTGGTCAACATACCGCTCGGGCGCTTCTGACGGTCCGTCAGACCGATTATGTGATGGCGAAAATCAGCCGCTAGGTGGTTCAATTCTCGATGAACATCGGAGGCAATCTGATGGCTCAGATCCGACTTGAAATGTTCCCAGTTATCGTTCAGGACTTCGACCAGCAGCTGCTCGGCGATGAAGCGCGTCGGGTTGGCCGACTCGCGCCGACGCTTCACCTGTCCTTTGCCAAGCACAAACGTGATACGGACAGGACGCAAAGGAGTTTTCACAATGGCTTCACCTATTCCCGGCGTCTACAAATCGATCATCCGGACGGTGGTCGACATGATTGACAGCCTCAATCAGCAGCAGATCATAGAGAAGCCGATCGAGTTTCACAACTGGGAGTCTCGCGGGGAAGAAGCAAATCTTCCCAAGTCAACCTTGATCGGCGTCGATGGCTTTTCCTTCGACGAAAACGATGGTCGGTGGATGATTCGATTTGCTCTCGCCATTTCCAGCTATCTCGATGCCAACTTGCTCAATGAGGTCGAGCTGATCGGGATCATCCACGAAACGCTGGGGAAGAACTGCAAGGTTCCGCTGCGCGAACTGAGCGCGGGCGAAGTGGTCAGCGAGCTGGTTGTTACCGAGTTTCGCGTGCTTCCGATGGCTCAGTCTGAGATTCGAAACTACCGCACGATCGGAATCGAACTCAATCGAACCGGTGCTTAGGCACCAGTGATTGCGTCGGTGGCCGGAGTGGCAAGAAGGAAAATCGTGCCGAAGTCCGTCGTAGGATCGAACCCTTCGATGACTGCCGAGAAGCCTTGGTTGATCAGATCGTCGAGCGAAGCTCCGACCACCTCCCAATCAATAGCCTGACGCTTGAACTTGTTGGTTCCGCTCTCTTCCGCCGAGGCGATGCGGATTGGCATAGTGGGAAGAAGCGCCTTCGCAGCGATAGCTTCAACCGCATCACGAATAGCGATGTCGGCAAGAGCGCCGTCGTAGGCTGCGTCAAGGACATCGCTGGTCACTCGATCCCGAAAAATCAAGAAAGCACGGACCAGAGAGATGTCGCCGTCTGGCAGATCAACAGGGGAAGCAGCAAGCTTCGCTCGAACCCCATCGGGCGAAATCCCTGCAGGAAGTCGCGCCTCAACAATATACCGAGCCTCGCCGTTCGTGGGCACCCCACCGAGGGTGTAGGACCACTCAACGTCTCGTGGCTCGAAAAAGGCTCCAACATCAAGTGTGTTGAGAGCACTTGAAACCTGAATTGCTGTCGACACAGCGTCGGCAGCGGGCGTGATCGTTCCATTCCCGATCACGCCCGCGCCATCTCGAACGGCCCACGCAACAGTGTCCGGTCGTCCCGTTGGAAACGGGACCACAAGGCTGAATGGGGTGCCGTCGCGGACGATCATGCTTCGACCAGCTGACCAGCGTCGAGCCGCTCAGAAACGAATGGCGTCTTGGCCACGGTCTTGGCTTCGTCCGCAGTGAATTCGTTGCCGTTGTACGGGTCGATCAGCATGAACGAGCCGGAGGTCTTGACGGTGACCTTCTCCGCGTCGGGCGACTTCTCGACGGGAGCAGCCTTGGCTGCAGTTTCGGTCGTCTCCGCTTCGGTGCGTTCCTTGGCGGGAGCCTTGGTGGGGGTATCGGCCATAATGGTTCTCCTATGGTGTCACGCTGATAACGCGAGAGATCATCGTTGTCAAAAGAAAGGCCGCTCTTTCGAGCGGCCTTTCAAGGTGGTTGTCACTGACCTCAATCGAGGTTCAGGATGGAGCGGGTGTCGCCGAAGATCAGTCGGTAGCCACGGTTGGTGGTCTTGACGTACTTGACGCGCTGGTTGGTGATGGCGCGGGTCGATTCCTCGATGTCCGAACCGTTCTCGACCAGCTCTTCCAGCGTTTCCGACTTGATGAAGCCGATCAACTTCGAAGCCGGGGCCGTCGAGCTGAGCGCGAAGCTCAGGTTCAGCGGCAGACGGGGGTTGTCGATCGCGGTCTGAACCCCGGCCTTGGCCAGGATTTCCATCTGGCTCATGCCCTGATTGACCGTCGGGGTCGCGAACATGCGCAGCCATTCGAGGTACATGTCCCAGTTGCCGACCACGGTGTCGACCGGAACGCCCGCCTGAGCTTGGCCCACGAGCCACTTCAGGAAGATTTCCCAGTTGAGGCGGCCAGCGGCGTTCACCGGGCGGCCGCTCGCGGGCATCGCGGCAGCGATGGTCGAGGCGTTGATCACGGTGGCTGCGCCATTGACGCCGTCGCCATTGATCAGCAGGCTGGTAGCCATCGCGGTCTGACCGATTTCGACTTCACGCTGCATGCGCGAGGCATACGGGGTGATCAGGTCGAGACTGGCGCGCCGTTCGAATTCGTAGGTGAACTCGATGCCACCGCCGAACTTGTAGAACTTCACGCCCTTTTCGGTCGTGCGCAGCGAGCGAACCGGGACTTCCGACCCCTCGGCGATCACACCGGTGTGGGTGTAGTCGGCCTTGGCATCGTCGACCACGGTCGTGATCATCTCGTTGCCCGAGATGGTTCGCGACTGCGAAACGAGGGCGGCGACGTTTTCGATCTGGTCCTGCCGGTACTTCCACTGCAGGACGTTGTCGATCACGGCCGGGAACAGCGCGCGGGTGCCGGGGTAGGTCGTGAAGGTCTCGGCAGCAGCCTGGAGCAGGATGCCCTGCGAGTAGTCTTCACGGACGGGCAGGTTCAGGTACGCGAGGGCGCACTCGAAGCCGTCCATCTTCGACCCCTTGAACTGACCATCGTTCGGGTCAACCGCAAGGCGGAGATAGTCGGGCAGCGACAGCTGAGCCAGCTTGGCGGCCTTGACCAGGTTTTCGCCCGCACGCAGCGACGCTGCGGGATTGCCGTCGTCCGGCTTGAGGCCTGCAAGGAGCACCTCGGCGGGCTTCCGGGCGAGGTGCA